GCAATGATGCAATATCTGCTGCTTCAACTGCTGCTTATAATGCTGCGTACGCTGTCGTGCAAGCTAATGGGCAGAACCATGCTAATGCTAATGGAACTTGTTGCTGCTGGGTTTCAGACCCTACTTGTAGTGGATGTGATTACTTAGGAAATAGAGAAAGAAATAGTTGTGATGGTTCTTATAGAAATACAGCTCCTACTCAGTCTAGTTCTTGCGGATGTAATCAAAATTGCCAAGGTACTTATTATACTGATTACTATTGCGACAATCGAGATAAGGTTTATGTACAAAAATATAACTGTAATGGTTCTGCTACAGGGGCAACAAATAGAGTTAACTGTGGTTGCGATGCAGGCTATCAAGAACTTACTTATCAAGGCTACGATACTTGCGTAGGTTGTACAACAAGTGCCGTATACAAAGACACGAATAGATGCTCAGGTACTTATAATCAATATTTTGTTAATGGAGGTAGCGTAGGAACAAGTGCTCCATCAAACGGAAGTTGCAATACAACCCCTAATTATAATTTAGATAGAGGAGTAAGATGTTACGCAGGCACAAACTATCAAGTATACCAAAACACTAATGGCTGTGGCGGTGGAGACCAATACCAATATAGGAATGGTGGAGGAGGAGTAGAGTTTACATCTAATGACTTTGGCTCAGACCCTTGTACATTCTATGCTTACAAAAGCGGTAGTTTTACAAGAAACAACTGTGGCAGTGGATATAACGGAGGTACTGTAACTTACTCCCATACTTACTCATATACGGGCATACTTAATCAATCTGGGGCTGACGCAACTGCTAATTCTAACTTCCCTACCGATGGACAGAATTATGCTAACTCAGCAGGTTCTTGTACAGCGATTCAAGTATGTAAGGTATATGATATTATTGCTTACGACTATGGATACTACGTTGATGGGTACTATACCTATTGTAATGGCAGTACAGGATACTTTAGTTTTTACGCAAGCTCTGCAGGTAGTATTGGGCAGACTCCTTGTGTTAATGCAAGCTCTGTTTACATAACTAATTATGGTAATGGTGCGGCAGTTCAAGAATCATACAGTTGTTAATATTATTGTTTTTATTCTTATATTTGTGTAACCAAACAAAAGAGAGATGAATAAATTTCTAACAATTGCAAAGGCTTGGGGTATAGCCGTTTTTCATACAGACGAACAGAAGGAATTAGCTGACAAGCGTTCTGCGGTTTGTTCTACTTGCCCATCACTACAAGAAGTTGATGTAAAGAATATGACAGGTGGTTTAGTTAATAACTACTTTTTATGTGGTAGCTGCGGATGCCCTTTACAAGGTAAGATATATACACCCGTAGATAGTCCAAAAGAACAGAAGTGCCCATTAGACAAATGGGAGAATTAATATTATATTTGTAAAATTTTAAATCAAACAGAATGGAAAAGATTAAATTGTCATTAGCAGAATTGCTAACATTAGAAGCCGAGTTAAATGGTTTCACTAATCCTCAAACAGGAGAGGTAATTATATCAGGATTTCTTAAAGAGAAATTAAACTTAGCTACTAAGTATTGGTTAACAAAGTTATCTGATAAGTTAACTTCTAAGAAGAAAACTATTGAGACATTGCGTGATGAGCTTATCAAGAAGTTTGGCGAAGAGAAAGAAGGTAGCATCGGTATTGAAACATTCTTAGATGAAGAGAAGACAAAGGTTAATCCTAAGTTTGTTGAGTTTCAAGATGAGTGGGCTAAGTTACTATCTGAAGAAGAAGAGATTGAGTACAATCCTATTTCAGTAGCTGACTTAGAAAAGATTGATTCTGAAAGCAATTACAACTTAGTATTTAAGTTAGTTAAATAAAATGACTGATAACCAATTAATTTGGTTTGCTATATCTTGGGGGGCGATATGTATAAGTACTATCGCCTTCTTAGTATACAATATTCTGAAATTCCAAAGGGAATGGAATATTACGTATAAAAAGATTTTGAGATAGGATTAAAGTGGTTTATCTTTGTAACATAACTTACAAGATAAATGAACAACAGTAGCCCTGAAACAGGAATAATAAACGTAGCTCTTAGCCTAACAAGTGCCGCAGTTTCTTTAGCAAGTATTCAAAGTTTTATAGGAATCATAGCAGGGTTAGTTGCAATTATATCAGGTTCATTTGCTATTAGGTACTACTACTACAAGACAGAAGAAGTTATCAAAACTAAGAAAGATGTTGACTGAATTCTTTAAGGACGAAAAAGGTGCACACTCCCACACGAGACTCATATCTATTATTGGGTCTTTTGTTGTTTTAGGAGGGTTTGCATTTTATCCAACAAATGATGGGTTACAAAATACAGTCTTAGGGATATTGGCAACCTCATTAACAAACGCAACTGTATCAAAGTTTGCTCCTAAAAACAAAGTAAAAATAGATAACCCAGATGGAGAGAATAACTAAAATTAGCACTAACGGATTAACTGTATTAAAGCATTTAGAAGGATTCAGAGCTAAACCCTACTTGGACGCTGGCTCGATTGCCACTACGGGCTACGGTTCTACATACTACAAAGACGGCAAAAGGGTTTGCTTAACTGATGCACCTATTGGAGAATACGAGGCATCTTGTTTATTAGATGACTTATTGGTTCACTTTGAAAGAAGTGTAGATGCTTACACAAGAGATGACATTACTCAGAATCAGTTCGATTCCTTGGTGCTTTTCTCGTATAATGTGGGGGCAAACGCCTTTAAAAATTCTACATTATTGAAATGCGTTAATGAATATAAGCCTGACGATGAGATAAAGACTCAGTTTATGAGATGGACTAAGGTTAACGGAGTTGTTAATGTAGGGCTAAGAAATAGAAGAATAGCAGAAATTAATTTATACTTCAAGCAATGAAAGAATTTAAAATAACAATAATAATTACAGCAATTATATTTATAGCTTTGTCTTGTTTTTATTTTAGAAGCCAACCAATAGAAAAAGAAACTACAAATAATTCTGACTACAGCGTTAGTTATTTATTTGAAAAAGACGGAATAAAAGTATATCGTTTTTACGATAGAGGAGAATACATTTACTTTACAAGTCAAGGTAATGTAACCAATACAAATATTAAATACAGAAGATAACTATTAAAATTTGACAAATTATGGAAAATAAATATGCCAAATTCGGAAGTTTGCCGAGTTACTTACTATTATTTATCATCTTAATAGCTGCATCTTGCAAGTCAACCAAGTTGACTAATACTGTATCCGAAAAGATACGTATAGATACGGTTATAAACGAAAGAACTATTGTCAAGTTTCATGCTATCCACGACACATTAACAATTGATAATCCTTGCGATTCTGCGGGCATCTTAACAACTTTCTATAGCAAGATAACACTACCACAAGGAAAGGTTATTATAAGGTCTTACAGGGGCAAGATTCAAGCTACCGTAAACATTGATTCTATTAGAAGTGTTTATGAGAATAAGTATCGTTATAAGGAAACTTCTGATGTAAAAGCATCTGAAAAAATTGTGACAAAGACAGTCTATCCAACTTGGTTAATTGTATCTTTTATTTTTGAGACTTTAATTATTTTAGGGTATATTTACTTCAGAATATTTTATCCTACAACTAATGGCAAAAGCTTTAAACGTTACAGTATTTAGGATTAAAACTAAGAAAAAGAACAAGGGTGTCCACGCAAAAACAAAGACATCATCGGCAAAGGGTAGTAAGAATTATAAAAAATCATATAAAAAACAAGGGCGATAATGGAATTCGGAGACAACAATTATAATATCTATACAGAAAAAGACCTTCACGAAATAAAAAGAATTTCAATGATTGGTAGTAAGCTAGAGATATTACTAGAATCATTGGACGCCATTCAGGTTCTAAATGAAGCGAAGTTTGATATAGAAGAGAAAATAGTTGTAAAGCTCTCGAAGTTAATAGATTTAGTATAATATTTTTTTGTTTAAGTTTATTTCGCAATCCCTTGATTCTATGAGTTGAGGGATTGTCGTATATAACAAAAAATCATTAACTTTGGTCTAAATTAAAAGAATAATATAATGGCAGTTCCAATACAAGATGCACATAAGTTTATTAGAAGCATTCTAAAGAAGAACAAGGGAGGATTTGTTTCTCCTGCTGACATAGATATGTACCTAAACAGAGCTGTATCTGATTGGATTTCAGCTATTGTTTTTAAGTTTAAGAAGACAAAGCATTTTGACTACGACCACTTGCTAACTAAAAGACTTGAGTTTCCTATTGCTGTCGATGGGGGTATCCAAACTTTGCCTGATGATTATTTAGAGGGGCTAACTATTTATATTACAAATAGCGGAAATCTAGTAGAAGGAACGCTATATAACTGGGATGAGTTCCTAGAGGTAACAAACTCAAAGATAATAACTCCATCTACATCATATCCTGCGGCAACCATTTACTTAGATAGCACTAACGCTCCTAAGATTCAGTTTGCCCCTGTGCCTGTGTCGGGTAATTATGCCTACACACTTGTATATGTAAAGAAGCCAGATACAGCATTTTATGCATATACTGTTGATTCGAGTGGAAACATTTCTGATGCAGCAACTATGAATTCTAAGCCAAAAGTAGACTTAGATATTTCAGATAGATTCTTGGGTGATATTTATGTTAGAACTTTATTATACTTAGGAGTAACTTTAGATAACCCTGTTCTTATTCAAACAGAGCAAATCAAAGATACAAACCAGAAAAACGATGAGAGATAATGGCAAATAGTAGATATGTGATATCCGAGCAAATTCAGCGATTATATGCTCGTTTCTTGGACAAAGATAATCCAAGTGATATTATAAGTATTCCTGAAGTATCATTGCTTGTAAGTCAGGCTATAAACAAGATATTAAAACTTGAGGTATCAGAATCCTTTAAGGCAGGGTTAGTAGACATACCTAAGTGTAGCCTTATTGAGTATACGGCAACGGTAGTATCTGATTCGGGCAATAGTCGTTCTTATATAGCACTACCTGTTATTCCATTAACATTACCATTAAATATGGGGATATGGAGTATAGCAGCAACTAACGCAGCAATGACCCCTTACATCCCTATTCCTGCACAAGATGTGTTGGTATTCCAAGGAGCTAATTTAAGTTACTTAGAAGGACAGATTGGGTACTACGTTCAAGGCAAGAAAGTATTCTTCACTAAGGACATTACATTATCTGCAAATGGTTCAATTAGTTCTGTTATATTAAACATATTAGCATCCGACTTTTCTCAGCTTACAGATACAGATATGTTGCCTATATCTCCTGAGGTAGAGTCTGCTGTAATTACAGAAGTATTAAATATAATTAGTGCAGGAAGAGTTTCACAAGCTGAAATGGCTACGCAACAAGAAGGTCAATAGATATGAAAACTAAGTCTATAAATATAATTGTTAGAGATGCGTTGTTAGACAACGGTCTACCTCTTCATTACTATACAAGGTACTTACACCACGCATTAAGAATCACAGATGAGTTGTCTATGGATTTTAACTTGGGCAACGTAAAGGTAGTTGAGTTAGACGTAACGTCTTACCAAAGAGCTATCTTACCTTCTGACTTTATAGACTTTATTGACATCTCAGCTAAACATGGCGAGAGGTTGCTTCCAATGGAAAGAGAACGTACTTTAAACAAGAAGTATAACTACGATTCAAGTGGAAACAAGATTCCTTACGAGTCTACTCTTAGCGTAAATTATGATGCAGAAATAAACTATAACTTAATCTCAGGTTCTAATAATATGAATACAAGGGGCGAACTTGTAGGAAGGTACTACGGTAGAGCAAGAGCCCCTAAGTTAACTTATGATATAGATGAGGTTAACCAAGAGATTGTGTTTAGTAACGGAATGATATTAACGAAGGTTACATTAACATATATTACCTCAGCAGTATCCCGCTCAACAGCTAACGTTGTTACTCCTTATGCTACAGATGTAATTACAAAGTATGTACAGATGATGGCGATTAAGGCAGAAGGTTCTTCGTTAGGTAAGTATCAATTAGCTAAACAAGAGTATGACAATGCTCGTAGAATATTTAGGTCTAGGATGAATGCCACAGACTTTGCAGAAGTACTTGGTTCAATAAGAAACGGAATTGTTGGTAGTCTTAAAAACTAACATTTAATATTTAAGAGATGACTAAAATAAGTCTAAGAGCAACTGGTGGTTTAAATCAAGATGTCGATGCTAACAACTTACCTGTAGGGGATTACCTTTCAGCTAACAACATTGTGTTTGACGGTGGCAAGGACGGAGGAGCAGGTGCTATCAAAATGCTAGACTCTATTAAGACATTAGGCTTAACTCAGATTTCGGGTACTATCAAGGAAACGTTCTTAAATACAGATGGAGTAATTTATGTGTTGTCCCGTACAGATGCGACTTATGCATCCATATACAAGATTGTTCCTAATATGACAGTAAGTCCTGTGACTTATAGTAATCCTATTCAAATACTTACATATTTACACGGAGGAGTGTCTACAACATTTGTCCCTGATTTAAGAGTTCTTGGGACTACTATTGTTTGGAATTATGCAAAAGAAGGGAATGATGAAGGAATTCCATTGTCATTCTATATTCCAAATTATGTATCAACTTTATTGACTCCTGTATTAAGTGATTTAAAATTACAAAAGCAGACTCCTAATAATGTTGTTGCTATCACAAAGACAATAGGAACAGGAAAAGAGTTTTTAGAATCTTCTGATTTTCAATTTGCATTTAGATACCAATATAGCAGTTATGAATTTTCTGCTCTTAGCAACTATACTCAAATATTTAAAGGAGAAAAGAATACTGAATCTTATTCGTTTGCATTTACATTTTCCTCAATACCTACTTGGGCTAGTTTCATAGAGTCTTATGTTCGAATTGGGAACAATGGTACTTGGAGAAGAATTGATACCGCCGCTACTTCAAATTATACTCTAACTTGGACAGGGCAGATATATGAAAGTCTAGATATTATAACTACAGGCAAACCATTTGATGCAGTGCCTGTTAGCGCATATAGCATAGAGGTTGCTAAAAATAGGGTATTCCTTGCAAACATACAAGATGAATACAATGAAATAAGTAGCATTACTCCACCTAGCTCTATTTCGTCAGGATATTCATTCCCAACAGGAACAACAGTTAAAACATTTAAAGCGTCAACCACTACAGATACAACGGTTACAAGTACCGAATCAGGGTCTTATATAAAACCTTTTGCTAATAATTCAACTTATGCAATTGGGGTAGCATTTTATGATGCTGCAATGAAAACAAGAGGAGTCGAAGGAAAGTATACTAAGTTTACTACAGGAAATTTTGATTATCCTATTGTTCCTGATTTAACATTTACAATAAGCGGGGGTGCTCCGAGTTGGGCTAAATATGCACAAGTTGTTTATAGTAAAAACATTTCTAAGAGTTATATATTTGAAGGATATGCAAGTAGTATATTCTTTGAAATTACTAAGACCGTTGTTAATGAACTTACTAAAGAAGTCACAACTGTTAAATCATTTATTCAGTCTGTAACCAAGGATGATTTAAAAAACATTACCGCATTTGTAATTGACATCATGGGTATGTTTCGTGCAGGTAGAATATATACTTGGAGCGATGGAGACTACGCTGCCATAAAAACTCCAATAGGGCTTCTTACGTTAAAGATAATTGGTCAGTTGGATAATTTAGTATACTGTGCTTATACAGGGGCTGAGATGACAAATACAACTGTTGTAGACCCAGCTACTTTACCTTTCGAGTTCTATACTCCTAAGCAACAGCAAGCAGATGAATCATTAGTATTCTATGAATATGGTAATTTAATTCCTGTAACAACAGGTACTACATCAATTGCAGTTACAGGAAGTGGTACATTAAATGGTCCTGCATCAGGAAGTAAGTTATTGGGGGATACGGTATTCTCTATAATTGATATGCCTACTTATACTGTTTCTCCTTTTACGGTAGATGTTACTAAAAGTTCTCCTGTAGTAGAAGATGTGGTTACGATTGTTAATTCAACTCACGCATTTAGTACATTACAGCTTGGAGCAGTAGGCAACGGAGGATATTTAGATAATTACACGGCTACTCCAAAATCAGAAACTCCTATATTAACTTCTATTCCTACTAACGGAGATGGTGCAACAATACTTGATAATACAAATACAGCCGCATCTACAGGAACATCATTTAAAGTAAGTGGTTATTATGTACCCGCTGAACAAGAATCGGGAGTTAATAAGCTTTCGATTACTTATAATCTTCAGTCAACTGAGGTAATGTCATTGCTTACACCTCCTTCTGGTTCTATTTATACAGCAAGCCTTGACTATACGCTTACAGCACAAGTATATAAAAATCCGTTTAATAATACAACGTTCGCATACGATAAGACACCTGAGAAATTTGGAACACCATTCAATATTGCAACTCCTCGTTCTGTGCTTATGGCAACAACGGGAACTGTAGTGGATTTTACTTCAACTCAGGTTATTGACTTTAAGAACGATATAAAAGAAGATGTTAAGCCTAATGATGCGTTTTATGTGGTGCTAACATTAGAGTTTAGCGCAAGAGGATATTTGGACCAATCGACTGTAACTATTGCTAAGAAGTCAGGTCAAACTAATAGTATTGTATTTAATTGGAATGGAGATAGAACTCCTGTAAATACAATTACATCGTTTAATTATAACGCTCCTGTATCTGCAACAAAAGGTAAGTATTTAATTCGTTCGGTATCAAATGCAACCGCTAATCCATATTGGAATACTTCTTCGGGTAAGCCTTTATTAGCGGCATCTAACATTACATCTCAAAGAAGATTAAATACAATTCGTTACGGAGGCAATTACGTACAAGGCACAAAGGTTAATAACGTAAACTCATTCTTCTCTTTAGATAGCAATGATGTAGCAATAGAAAACGGAGATATTACTTCATTACAAAGAGCTACAAGACTTCAAGGAAATGGTTCTATGATGTTGGTACTTTGTCAAAAAGAGTCAGCCTATATAATGCTTGGAGAGCAAGAGCTATCCCAAGGAAACAACTCTTCTATTCGTTCTTTAACTGCCAATATGATTGGTACTATCAGAAACTTTGGTAATAACCTTGGGATGCTTGATAAGAAGTCGGTAATGAACTACAAGGGTACTATATGGTGGTGGGATGATTTTAATAAGAAGGTAATTAAATATACTCCTGATGGATTAGAGTTAGTAAGTGATACTTATATGCGCTCTGCATTTAGAAATAAAAGTGGTATAGCAACGTTCTCTTATGATGCGTTTCATAATATGTGTTTTGTTGCTATTGGTAGCGAGACTCAGTCATTAGGATACTCAGATAACTTAAAGCGTTGGATTGCAGCGTATGACTTTGTTCCTGACTACTTTGAGAGTTTTGGAGACAGGATGATTATATTTAAGAACGGTACAATATATCGTTCATTAGAAAGTAATAACAAAACTGATTATAACGCATTCTTAGGCAACGCAGCAGTTAATGGGAACATTAAGTTTACGGTTAATAGCCAACTGCCTGTGATGCCTTTAAACATAGCTGTATTACACGATATGAACGTGACTGATTGGTCGCAACCTAATTACGTCAAAAGTTCATTAATGACAATAGATATCACAAACGATAATGGTCAAACAAGCTCAATAAACGAAACTAATTGGCTTTTAGAAGACAATAGAATATATGCCCACATAATGAGAGATAGTAGCTCTGCGGGCGGATTAATAGAAGGTAATTATATTGTGGGTTATTTAAATAATTTCTTGTTAACTTTGAAAGACAAAACACAGAATATGCGGGTTAATTCAATAGATATAGAAGTTAACCCGATAACAGGACATTCATAAAATATTAAGAAAATGATAGGTGCTATATTACAAGGATTAGGTGCTGTAGGAAGTGTGATTGGGGCAGTTGGTCAAAGCGAAGAAGCTCAAAGACAGTTTGATAGACAAACTCAATTTGGGCAACAACAAAAAGCTAAGTTCACTCAAGGCTACGGGGACTTAATTAATCAAGCCAAGGGGCTTAAAACATATCAAGGAGATATTAGCAAGTACCTTCAAGCACAACAAGCTGCTGAATTAGGCAAGCAAATGGCAGGCGGTGGTCGTGTAGCAGGAGAAGATATAGCAAGGCAACAAGCATCTCAGTCTACAGCTAATACATTAGCAGCCGCACAACGTGCAGGAGGTTCATCTTCTGACTTGTTAACAGCCGCATTAATGGGGCAACAGCAAGAAGGTGCTCAGATGCAAAACATTGATGTTAACTCTCAGCAACAACGTCAGCAGATGCAACAACAAGCTCAGCAGAACTACTTACAATCATTAGGTCAGACTGCTGCAGCACAAGCACAACAAGCGGGACTACAGTTTGAGTCTGAGTCAGGTAAACAACAACAATTATTGGGATTAGCTCAAGGGCAATTTCAAGGAGGGATGGCGTTAGACCAATCTTTATTTGAACAACAACAAGCAGCGGCTGCGGCAGTACAAAATGCTAAGTCTGCTATATGGTCAGGTATTGGAGGAATTGCTTCTACTATAGGTAGTGGTTTAACTCAGATGCAAAATCAAACTCAGAATATGGATATGTTAAAAAGAATGTATCCAAGTGGAGCAGAGAAAGCAATGAAAGCATTCGGCACAGCAGGACCAGAAACACCTAAATTAGGACTAGGAGCTTTCTTTGGAAGTAAGCAAATAACAACTGGTATTCCAATGGCTAATACTGCATCGTATCAGCCTTATTCATTTATGCCTCCGCAACAACAAACTAATTATTCGTCTTATACAAATCTTTTGGGACCTAAATAATAATGGCATATATATACGACCCGTCGCAAAACATTCAGCAAGGATTCCAGCAAGCGGCTTCTGGAGTTGGCAATATATTTACACAAGTTATTGCACAACAACAAAGAGACTACAACTTAGCTGAAAATGCATTTCAAAATATTGAAGCTCTTAAAAAAAACTTAAATATATTTGGTCAGAAAAATATTACAGCTAAAGCAAACGATTTATTAGGGAGAACAAGTTCTGCAATAATGAAAGATGGAAAGCTGGACTACTCTGCACTAGGTAATATCCGCCAACAAATATCTGAAATAGGAGACCTTAAACAAGGTTACGATGTAGGAGCTAAAGAATACGAAAAAATGTTACAGTTAGGAATTGCTAACAAAGACAACTTAGTTAGCTTTGAGAAATTCTACAAGGACTTGTCTGCTAAGATGGGAGATGAAAACTTAGTTAGAAATCCTCAAGACTTACAAAAGGCTTTAGCTGACACATATACCAATAACTTAGATTCATTTAAAATGTTTGGTAAGTCTTACTTGTCGTCTAATCCATATCAGAAAATATCTCAAGATGTTAAAGACCCTAAGACTGGTGCTTTAATGAGAGTACAAGGAGAGTTGCCTGCAGGATGGACTTTAGATACACAAGGGAATAGAATACCTCCTGTTCCAAAGACTATGGTTGTTAATGGACAGACTGTTACAATGGACTACGCTGACCAAGAGTTAGCTAGAATACAGGCTACTAGTCCTGAGCAGTTAGTATTAATGAGAAAACAAGCGGGTGCTACAGGTCAAAACTTAAGTGATAAGGACTTGGTTAAGATGTCTATTGATAAGATTCCAATGACTGTTCAATCTACTCAAGTTAAGTCTAAAGATGAAATAAGAGCACAAGAACTTGGAGTAGCCGCTGCCGAATTTAAAGGAGCTAATATGCAAAAAGAGTTTGATATGGAGATGGCGATGAAGCAAGCTCAAGTCAATTATTATAACTCTAAAGGGAATACGGGGGCTTCTGCTAGTGCGCCACAAGAATACGCTCAAGGTAATATGTATGATATAAATGTTCCTTTAACTAGCGGACGTTTAGCTAAGTTAACAGCCGCTCCAATAGGGAAAAGCATGAAGGTAAGTTTAGATAATCAACAAGTAATTGTAACTGATATTGGAAAATCTAAAGGCTCAGGAGCTATTTGGGCTAAGGTATTAGTAGATAAAGACGACAACTTCTTATTAGACGAAAGTAATATTGCTGGAGCAAAACAAACTTGGGTAAAAGTTAAAGACCCTGCAATATTTAAAAAGACAATAGATAGAACTATTCACGCGGGAGGATTTGCTAATAAAGAAAAGCCTTATGCTCAAGCATTAGTAGACGGAGTATTTGGAGCAGCTAGTCAAAACTTAGGTACTAATCCAGTACGTAAACCTGCAACACCAAAACCTATTACTAAATTAACGGAACAGCAAATAAAAGATATAGCAGCAGTAAAATCTAATCCGCAAAATGCTAATGTAATTAAAGATGCTAAAACTGGAAAAATATTAAGCGATTTAGAGATTTGGGATTTAATGCAAAATCAATAATAAATTATGGCTAAGTTAAAATTAGATTTAACAGGTACTTCTTTTGATAAAAAATCAGCACCTGTACTTGACCTTTCTGGAACTTCATTTGAAAAAAAAAATCCAATTCAAAAAAGCGATACGGCATTATCTGGAAAGACAAGTTCTACGGCTGGGAAATTTGAAGTTCCCGATAATGATTCTGCTTGGTACGATTGGGATAACATCAAGAAAGCAGGTACAAATTTAATTGATTTTGGAAAAGGGCTAGGGCAAGAAATACCATCTGAGGTAACAAGGATGATTGGAGATACAATATCGTCACTAGGTCTTGCTGTTGATTTGGGAGGAAGGTATTCGTCTGCTGGAATTAATTATTTAATGGGCGACAAAAAACAAGCTCAAAAAGATATTGACTCTGACCCTACTTTTTTAGGTAAATATTTAGTAGACGCGGGAAATTATTTAAGTGAAAGTGCAGACTTAACTAAAGACGACACATTAAAAAATTGGGGTGTATCTGAAAAAAACAGAAACCCTAATCGGACATTTTATGACGCATTTTCAGATGGAGATTTAGGAGATGGTTCTGCAATGTTATTTAGAGATGTATTATCTACTGTACCACAGGCTGCCGCAGCCATTTTAACATCGGGCGGTTCTTTAGAAGCCCAAGCATTAAGAAAATCTGGCGGATTACTTAGGCAAACAGCACTATCAGAGATGGGCGCTATTGCTAGTACTGAATTGCCTGCTGTTTTATCTACTGGTTTAAAATCTGAAATTGGAGGACAGTTTAAATTTGGAATAGGTCTTGGTACAACGTCTTCTTTAGCAGCAGAGTATAAAAAAGACAATCACGTTACCGCAACTGATTTTCTAGAATCTATTGCTAGGGGTGTTATAGAAGGAGCTAGTGAATCCTTGTTTGATACTGATATTATTGCTGCTAAAAAATTAGCAAGTAAGTTCGTAAATGTATCAGATAATCCAGCTGTAAAAGGTATTATGGCTTCTATTGTAGGAGAAGGCGAAGATGCTGCAAAAGAAAAAATAGTAAGAACAACTACAGATATTTTAGGGAAAGCTTTTGCAGGAGGACGTAACGAAGGATTTGAAGAGGTCGCATCTAGTTTTGGCAATATGCTTATTGATGCAACAAAACAAGGCGGATTTACAATGGAGTCTTTAGATAAATTCAAGAAAGATGCTATTGAATCGTTTATTGTAGGGTCATTAAGCGGAGGTTTAATTTCAGGTGAAGTAGCAAGACGTTCTCGTGTAAAACTTACAGATATTCAGCAGAAAACAATTGATAGGTACAATGAGGTTATAAATGACGACACGGTTTCGGATGAAGCCAAAAATGTAGCTAAGGAAAGAATTAAAAATATACTTGATTATAGTGCAAGTTTAAGTAAAGATAATTATGGTTTAATTGCAGCTTTACCTAAAGAAAAAAGAGTAGAGGCATTAGGGTATTTATCTAGTATTACCAAACTAGAAGAAGATATAAAGAATACAAAAGATTCAGAAGATGGCTCTTATCATTCAGAGTTAAATAATAGCATTAAGTCTTATGAAGATAAAGTTAATAATTTAATTGACGAGGAATATAAGTCTCAAAGAGAAGCTCGTAGGAAAGAAACAATGTCTCAGTCAGATATAGATACAGAAGATATTATTAGCTTTTTCCAATCTACTGAAAAGCAAGGATTTTCTATTGAAGATATGGATAGCGCTCTTAATGATATAAGAGCTAGAGTAAATAACAAAGAAGAGATAGACCAAAAAGATATTGGCACTGCTAATGATATGTTATATGAGATTATAGATAATATTGAAAAATCAGAACTAACTGCCGAACAAAAGAAAGTTGCCTCTGAGCCATTCTTTAATCAGATTAAACAATTAGAATCATACGATAAAACAATTAAGACCACAGAGGTTACTACTCCTATACAAGAAGTTACTACAACAACTCGTGAAACAGGAAGAAGAGAAAGACCAAAGACAACTGTGCTGACTGATAGGTTTAATCTTGAGCCTGTTGAAGTGACTGATTCAGAAGGAAATAAATCTAATTATGTCGCAAAGGTTAATGAGGACGGAAGTATATCCCTTGTACCAAAAGTTAAGTTTAGCAGAACCGCTACAGAACAAAAGAGAAAGGGTATAGAATTAGATTATAATTTCTTAGAGTTCCAAGAAAGTATTAAAGACGAAAACGACAGGGTTATTGGAGCTAGATTATTAGATAAAAAGACGGGCAATATTATTGAGATATCTAATCCAGAATTAGCAATTGATTTAGCTTTAAAAGCAAAGCAAGACGCATTAGGTAATGTATCTGAGGGTGTAATGTCTCAAGAAAAAACGGTTACCCCAGTTGGTCAGTTAACTAGCATTGTTAAAGAGTTTGTCAACAAGAGAGCAACTAAGGTCGCGCCACAGGCTACAACAGAAACAACTGAAGAGCAAGCCCCAGCGTTAATAACAGAGGTTCCTACATCTCCCGTAGGATTGCCTTCAAGAAAAGCTTATGTAGTTGAGGATGATGTTGAAACAAAAAAAGGGAATAAAATCTTAAACAAGATTTCTCCTGAAATAAAGAAGCGTATTGCTAATTATGTTAAATCATTAAAAGCTACTATCCCCAATTCAAAAGTTGTCCTTTATGACAATAAAGCTGATATGATTGAGGGCATTGTTAATCAAGGATATTCAAGACAAGAGGCAACAAAAGCGGTAAATGAATCCGATGGCTTATACGCAGGTTCATCTAATACTATTCACATTGATGTAATGAGAATGGACAAGACTACTTTGCCTCACGAGATATTTCATCCGTTAGTAGCTAGATTAGCTAAAGAAAATCCTGCCGAGTTTATTGCTCTAAGAAAAAGAATTTCAAAAGTTTTATCAGAAAGTCAACTTAAGGAGTTGGATGCTTTTGCTGCACAATATTCTGATGAAGGGAAAGCTGTAGAAGCCGAGGAGTTTTTATCTCAGTTAGGGGGTTTAGTAACAGCTAATAAAGCTAAGATGGAGCGAGGAACCCTTATGAATCTTGCCTTAGCAGTTAAAGAATTTTTGAAGAAAATTGCAGCTAAGACAAACTCTAAAGTATTAAAGAATTTTGCAGACAGTATTTTTACAGAGCAAACAAAAACAGACGATTTGATTAAATTTTTTGAAGGATTTGGCAAATCTCTAAGACAAGGTGAGGCAATTAATGTTGAAGGTTTAAATTCTACAGTTGACTTGTTAGGCACTGAACCTTATTCTGAGAGTTTATCCATAGAAGTTCCTACTGAATCATTTAAGGCTTCTAATCCAATTATTAGAAGTAAGAAAATTGGGAAGTATAGTTTTCCAGATGGGGCAGTATTTGAATCAGTTGAACTACCAATAAAATCTTTAGATGATATTATTAAGCAATACGAAGGAAGAGTTGTAATTATAACTAGCGATGCTACAGGATATGGTGTAGACTCATTAGGAGAACCAATACTAGGTGGATTTGGGTTTTCTACTATTAAGCAAAACATCGATGATAACATTGGATTTGCATCAGTAGGAGAGAAAGAAGTTAAGTCTACGATGACTCGTGCTTTCAATATTCACGGAAAAGGGAAGGCTGTAGTTTTAATCATGATTCAACCTGCTTTTACTACCATTGGAAATTCCTATGGAGTTAAATACTTTGCAAGAGGTATGCGCGAGATAGCTCAGAAAGACGCTACTCAATTAGAGCAATTAAAAATTTCTATGAAAGAAGCAATTCTTAATAGCGCTGAGATATCTGAAGAGTTACAAAAAGTTGATGCTAAAAAAGGAAAAAGAAACACTGAAAAAGCTTTATTCAAACTAATTGATAGTATCAATAAGGATACTAATATAGAAGAGTTTACTAAAGAATTTTTGGCGGACACAACTTTTAAGTCAAGAACTGGAATTATTAATATGTTCCTAATCGACTCACAAAATGTTGGGTCTAACGTTGCAGCGCATCCATTAAAGGTAGCTTTAAAAGAGATTGGCTATACTAAAGTTGATTTTTTAAATGAATATGGAGATAAATCTTTCTTGACAAAAGAGATGATTGAATCTAATGCGGGAGGATTTGTTGTAGGAGGATTTGAGATTGATATCAAATCAGGTAAAGATATGGCAGAGCAGATATCTGAACTTCAGTCTAAAGGAATTACGCATCCATTATTTAACGGTAAGCTAGGAGGAACGAATCACTTTGCATTAGATGGCATCTATGATGTTAATGAAAACTTTGCTGAATTTGCTAAACCTGAATCTGAGATAACTTTACCAAACGAAGAAAGGGACGCTTTGGTTAGAGATTTTTACAAAGAAGATAAATTTTATGAGGCTAAATACAGAGAAACACCATTAGCAGAAAGAACTTACACTCAATTAAAGGCTGATTATAAGTCTAAATTTAAAGATGAGATAATTAAACCTACAGGTGCACTTAAATACAAAACTGCGAATGTTGCGGCTAGCGTTGCCCGTAGTTTAGGGTTTAATTTAGATGAAGCCAAAAGAGATGACTTAAGAAAATCTGAATTTAAGCAACGTCAAAGAGATACTTTACGTCAAAAGAAATCCTATCCTGACGCATTTGAAGAATCAAGAAATGAATATTTAGATAAATTTAAAAATACTCCTAAAGAAGTGTCTAGGTATTTGCGCAAGGTTTTGTTTGAGCGTAATATTAATGTTAAAAAAGCATTTGAAGATGCTGAGTTAGAGTTCTCTTTATATACTATGTATAATAGGGCAGGAGCATCTATGTTTGGCAATCTTAAATTTACTGAAAAATTTAATGAGATTTATGGGAATTTAAGTACTGAAGAGATTAAGTTATTGGATAATTTTATCTTACTAAGAAGAACTGTTGCGATTGATACAAACTTTGATAATAGAGAAGAGTCTAGACCAGAACATCCTGACCATAAGAATATAGATGGGGTTAAAACTGCTACCAATAAGGAATCTGCTTTAAGTACGCTTGAAGATTATAAGGATTTATTAGGAGACGAATTGTATAATAAAATATATAATTCATCTGATAAATATTTTAAAGCATTTAGTGATATTCTTAAGTACAAGTATGACAACGGATTAATAAATAAGGAGACTTACGAACTTTATAAAGATTACAATTATTCGCCGCGTAAATTCTTACAATTTATGTTCGGCACATCTATTAGTGAAGAAAGTAAGTTAACAACAAACAATTTTTATCAAAGAGGTCTTGCTTTATCTAAAGATGAATTATCTAAGATTCAAAGTGGTTCGACAAAAGGATTGTTTGTAGATTCAGCTAAACTGCTTCACGCTGCAATGATTGCTACTGAAGTACGAGTTGCATCTAACCTTGCTCTCAAAACACTTTATAACGAGGCAATTCCCGCTAACCTTGACTTTGTTAAAGAGGTTGAATACGAGAAGTATAAAGATGGTACAATAAAAGTAAACCCTGATGGTTCATTAAAGTATGTTAAAACTGCAGACGAAGGGTTCAGAATCGTAACTTTTAAAGAAGACGGAATAGTAAAAGCATTTGAATTAAAAGAAGATTTGGCTAAGGAATACTTTGACGAAGAATTATTTGATAAGAATAGCAAAGCATATAAGTTTGCTCAGGTTGCATCAGGTTCTAATATCCTTCGTAATATGGCAACTGGAATGAACTTAGCATTCTTTGTTACCAATATACCTGTCGATGCCTTATCTCAAGTACAATTTTCGGGCATACACGATGGAGCTAGCCTTGGTGCGCCGGGGCAATTTGCTAGTGCTATTGCGGGAACTCTTATTAAGTCAGGTCAATTATTGCCATTAGAGTTTGGCTTTAAAAACAAAGCTCTTGAAGACTTAATCTATGAGTACGGAAAAGCTGGTGGACTTATGATGACATTGACTGAAGAGTATTCATCTAAACTTAAATTTTTAGGAAACATTCCCAAATATTTAGGTTCATTTGGTAATGCTTCAGAGATGGGCTCTAAGCTCAATGCATATGAGAAAGTTCGTAATAATGAGATAAAGAAATACAAGGAGCAAAATGGTAAAGAGCCAATTGGCGAGGATTTAGCAAAGATTCAAACTAAAGCTGCGTACATTGCCCGTGCGGCTATGGATTACCATAGAGGCGGACTTCTTACTAAATGGATAGATGGATTCATCCCTTATCTAAACGTATTGTCACAAGCAACTAAAATAACAGCGGACTATATAGTTAAAAACCCCAAAGACTTTACAGACAAGATTACTCAAATGGGTATTTTTGTTATAGGACTAACTATCTACAATTTAATGGTAGCTGGAGGTGATTACGATAACGACGATAATGAACAAGACTTATTAACTAAGATTGTTATATTTTCTCCATTTAAAGACGCAGATGGCAAAAGGGGTAAATTAGAGATTGGGGCGCCAGATATGGTTAAGAAATTCTTGAATATATTTCAAAGTATAGGAGAGGGAATTTATTATCAAGCTATTCTTGGTGAAAAACAAAAAATCGATGAATGGAAAATTGCAAAGAGAGCGCAATACTTAAGCTCATTTGATTTAAAATTACCGTCAAATATTCCTCCTGCTCTTAAAGCTATGGTTGAATACAAGTATAACTTAGATTTATGGAGAAATAAAGATATTACAAAGCAATTAGGAGATGTATTGCCACAAGATGAAGGAAGATATAATCCTAGTGTAGCATCATTCTACAAAATTATTGGTAGTTCAACAGGGATGTCTCCAATAAGATTACAAAAGGCGTCTGAAAACTTTATTACTCAATCAAACCCTTTAGTAGGAATAGGTTATTCTTTAATGGATAAGATGGTTAATAATTATGCCAATCTTCCAGAATCTCAACGTTCTAAATACGACAAGGGTAATATTTCAGATATTCCACTAGCTGCTTTTGATAAGATAGCTGGTAGGCTTTATTCTAAGACTGACCCTACTGTAACATATACTAAAGGGAAAGATATAATTGATAGAATAAATCAAACTGCAGGAAGTAAAAAACAAGAGGCTAAAGCTGAGATGAAATTGCTTGTTGAGAAAAAAGCCTCAGTCGCAGAATTAAATGCATTCTTAATTAAACAAGACCCTATTTATAGAAAAGCGGCGGTTGAATACAGAGATATGCTACAGAAAAAGGCAAAATTAAATTATCCTGATTTTCAAGAAAAATATTATGATATTATGTTAGGTCAAAATGCTGAAGCAAAAGCTCAAATAGTCTACACTTATTTTCCTTATATTTTAAATAAAGGTAATGAGAAACTTGTACAAGATTTAAACGAGCTTAATTTAGTAGGTAAGGATACTAAAGTTTATTTAAATAAATACGTTAAAGAAAAAGGAATAAAAGAATGATAAAGAAGGTAGCAAAAGGATACGAAGTCGTATCTAAAACAACAGGAAAGAATCTTGGGGTTTCAAAAACAAAAGCAGGCGCAGCTAAAAGAGAAAAGCAAGTTAATTATTTTAAATATTTAGCATCAAAAAAGAAATAAAAGTGTTAATTTTAACAATCAAAAAATAATAATGATTACCTGCGGCTCACACCGTTTAACAAGTTAAACTTATGGCGAATTTAATAGAAGTACAACAGAAAGCTAAAAGAGCGCAAGCCTTCGGTACATTAATGAATGACTACTCACAGAACTCTTCAGAGATGGAAGGCGCGGATGACCCTCAAGAGGAGTTGTTATGTGAGATGCTAGAGGCATCTGCACAAGCAAAGGTATTCCATTGGCAAACGGAAATTTTTTCAGAACATGAGGCTTTAGGCGAATTTTACGAAGAGTTTAATGATTTAATGGATAAGTTTATAGAATCGTATCAAGGCTGTTATGGAAGAATTATGTTGGGCTGCGATATGGAAGTTAAGCCGTACACAGTTGGTGCCCCTATGGTATTCTTAGAATCATTTAAAGAATATATTTCAGGCGGAGCAAGAATGTTAGTTTTGGGTAATTCTGCGTTAACAAACATCTTAGATGAAATTAATGGATTAGTAGAGCAAACTATTTATCGATTAACTTTTAAATAATAAAGTAGCTTATGAAAGAAAATGCTTATATATATTGTCATTTAAGAAAAGATAAAAATGAGATATTTTATATAGGCATCGCCACTAAAAAAACTAGGGCTTATGAAAGTTTTAATAGGCGTAATAAAATCTGGGGCAAAATAGCGAGTAAAACCAATTATGATGTAATAATATTATATGAAAATTTATCTTGGCAGCAAGCTTGCGAAATCGAGAAGCTAATGATAAAATCTCATGGAAAAATATACGATAATACTGGTACGCTAGCAAACATTACAGATGGAGGAAATGGAACGTTAGGTTATGTTAATGATAAAAATCCTTTAAAGGGTAGAAAGCTTTCGGAAGAGCATAAATTAAAAATTAAAAATGGTTTATTAAATTCACAAGACAGAAGAAAGCCATATAGTGAAGAACGCAGGAAAGCTATATCTGAAAGGATGAAATCAAATAAATATTGTCTTGGAAGAAAATTGAGTGAAGAAGAGAGAAAAAAAAGGCTAAATAATAAAAGCAATAGTCGAAAAGTGATAGATATAGTTTCTTTAGAAGAATATGCTTCCTTGAAAAATTTATATAAAAGCAATTTTAATTATTTTAATAACCTTGGTCTTAAATATTCGGCTTGCGTTGCTCAATTAAGAGGTCAAAATAAAAATAAAACAAATTATATGTACTTGGATTTATATTCACAAAAACAATTAACTTTAAAATAAATTAAACTTATGAAAACTAAGAAAGCAATGCCAATGAAGAAGGATTCTAAAAAAGCTATGCCAGCTACAAAGAAGCCTATGCCCCCAATGAAAAAAGGAATGATGTCTAAAAAGAATTGTTAATGAAAGAAAAGAAAGGAATGGGGTTTAAGGCAGCAGCTGCTAACATTGCCTCAAAGCAAGGTATCTCAAAAGAAAGAGCAAGTGCTATATTAGCTGCATCTGCAAGAAAGGCATCACCTAAAGCAAAGAAGGCTAACCCTAATTTAAAGCACGTTTTACCTGCTAAAAAGAAATATTAATTTTATGAAGAACGGTCTCTATAGCAATATTAATGCAAAGCGCAAGCGTATTGAAGCAGGTTCAGGCGAAAAGATGAGAAAAGTAGGTAGCAAAGGTGCTCCTACTGCAAAGCAATTTAAGCAAGCGGCTAAGACAACTAAGAAGAAATAGTATGGCATCAGAACTTTGGCAGAAGAAAGCAGGGCAAAATAAAAATGGCGGCTTATCTAAAGCGGGTCGAGCCTCCTATAATGCTCAAACTGGGGGTCATCTTAAAGCTCCTGTTAAGGCAGGAACTAATCCAAGAAGGATTTCCTTTGCCGCAAGGTTTGCGGGGATGGCAGGACCAATGAAGAAGCCTAACGGAGAGCCTACAAGAAAGGCATTAGCTCTAAAGGCTTGGGGTTTTGGAAGCGTAGAAGCTGCAAGAAACTTTGCGAATGCTCATAAAAAAAAGAAATGAAACTAACTGAGTGGTTTAAGTTTTGTCAATCCTGCGGGAAAAAGCAATACTATACTACTAAATGTGAGCTCAATAGGGCAATCAAGATTAATACTCTCTGTATTAGTTGCCATAATAAATCAGGTAAAAATAATAAAGGTAAGTACAGGGAAATTCCCATCTCTTGGTTTGAGTCTAAAAGAAGAAAAGCGTTAGAGAAAAATAGGGAGTTTGGATTTGATATTAAATACATCTGGACTATTTACATCAAACAAGACAGGAAGTGTGCTTTGTCGGGTATCCCATTAGATTTTGATGCAGATACGGATAATGGTATGGTGTCAATTGACAGGATTAATAACGACAAGGGATACGTCAAGAGAAATATACAACTGCTTCATAAGGATGTTAATTACATGAAGTGGACGTTTACTCAGAAACATTTCATAGAATTGTGTAACTTAGTAGCCAAGAATCATAAATAGTTGAACGTGAACAAGTCAAACGCTAAAGGTAGAACCGCTAAGTTTTACGCCACCCATCCTGAGTCTAAAGCTAAGAAAGCTTCTTACGATAAAGCTAATGATGCAACACCTGAACGTAAGGCAAGGCGTGCTGAATTAACTAAGATTAATAGAGAACATCAGAAGTCTGGAAGGGGTAAGGTCGGAGATGGTAAGGACGCATCTCATACAAAGAATGGTATTGTTTTAAAACCTGCTTCCGTAAATAGGGGAAGTAAGACGGACAGCAGCGGCGATGCTAGGGCTAGGGGGAACAAAAGGTAGTCGTTCTTTATAGATTATTCCTCCGTGAATAGTTCCTTTATATTCAGGAAATACCCCCTTTTCATCTTCGTCGTCTTCGTTTTCTCTAAAAACAACTAATGACTTACATAGAAAAGGTGCGTTCTTGGTTAGCGTTGAAAGCAGTTTATCAACGTATTTTTTATCTACTGCTAAAAACGATTCGATTACAATATATTTGTCTCCGCTTGCCACTACCCTATAGCAATTCTTATCGTACTTTACCCATTGTCCTGCATAAGGACTTGGTGAATCTTTGTCTCTTTTTATAGCGATAGAGATATCGTATTGTTTTTCTTCTTCCATTATTTTTGTTTATTTAAAATTTCTTCATATAATACTTTCTTGTCTAACCCCTCTATCCTTGGAGGTCCGTATAGTCCCATAACATCAATAGCTTTGACTAGGTAAGCTGAAAAGTCTTTAAGGTCGGATATTACCACCAAGGCAATTATATCATCAGCAGAGGGCAAGCAAACGAGTTTATCGGTAGGTTGGAATACCCAAGAGTTTTCTCTGTCTCTTACACTCATGCAAGACTTGACATGAATAGGAGTCTTCTCATCTACAAATAGGTCAGCATCAAAAGACTTCCTCTTAACTGAGTATATCATTATATCAGGCTGAGTCACTACCCTATCCTTTTCTACTAAAAAATTATATACGGCAAACTCCGCCATCTTGCCTATGTATATATCAGACTTGACCTTGAGCTCGTTGGTTTGCTTGCGTTTGTCGTAAGTACTCTTGTTGCTAAGATACACGGCATCTGCAAATGCATTACATAAAGACTCTTGGTATAACGTTGGAGGGATTAACTCTACTTTAGTTATTTGCATAGGATATAATTTGGACGTATAGTTTGTAATGCTTTTTACCTAATGTTTCATCTGGGATTATATGTAACCCTTTATAATATTTCTTAGTATCATCTATTATTAAATTAGTACTTCTTAGATAGTCAATAAGAAATTTGCAATGGAGGATTGTATTATCTGCATCAAGCCTTGAGTTATATCTTAATGTTAATTGATATTCATTTATTTGCCTATTGTTTTTTATCGGCATCTTTGCAAAAAAGTTTTTCCAAAAATTCTTTTCCTTGCTTCTTAGTGTCCAATGAGGCGAACTATAAAATTTATTTAATGATACATCTACTCCCTCCCATTCAAATAATAATTCATCTATTATTTCATACATTTTTAAGTCTTGTTTTAAATTCTTCCTCTACATCTTTCCAATAACACTTATCATCAAAACTTGCATGGCTCATTTCATTCGCCAACTCATTTAAAAAATAAGAGATAAGCGAGATATGCCCCTCACAGAAGTATATTCTCGCTATCTCATTTAGCCTTTCAGCTGGTTTTAGATTACTAGGATTTGTCAATGTATTCTTATTTTCTTTTGGTTGACCGTAAGTATCACATCAAGTGAAGCGGCAATTCCATTAGAAGCAAGGTGTCTTACTATCTTACTTAGTAGGAAAAACCCTAAGCCCTTTACGTTGTTCTCTAAGCCTGATACCTGTTGTACCTTGTTAAAGCCAGATACTTTAGCAAAGGCTGCTTGGGTCATCCCTAACTCTGTTCTAATATCTTTTATAATATTCATAACTTTCTTTGTTGTTTTTCTCAGCCAACTTTTCTCTTTCAAACTTATCCTTAGCGTGCTGTATTTTTGTTTGGTGGTGTATGTCTAGTTGATTGTAGATATTTTGGTACACCTGATTAAATGTTCTTTCCATAATTATTTAATTGTTACACGAATAGATGTTGTACTTGTTTTATATGGAGGGAAGAACTCTTTGGTCTCTCCTGTCTCCTCATCTACTACAACAAGTTTTCCTTTAAGACTTTTAGCCATAGCCTCAATGTCTTTTAGTTTCTTAGTCTCTAAATCTATTACTTCTTTTTGAGTTACCCAAGACGGAGTTGCACTATAATCATTTCTAACTCCTGTCTCTACTACCTTTAAAGATGCACCTAATATCTCAGCCTCTTGTTTATCAAAGTTGCTTAACTCGGATATTGCGTAGTCCTTTAAAGCCTTTTCTAACTCCTCTAATACAAATATATATTTTCTGCATATAGCTAAGTCATTCAAAGGCTCGCCCCCGTTGAAGGCTAGCTCCTGAATATAGGAGCTAACCATTGCGGATAAACCTTCCTTGTCTGCCGATACAATTGGGTTTGTTTTAAGTAATGCTAATTCGTTCATATTAAAAATCTGTTTGGTTTATTTTTAAATTATATATTAATCTTCTTTATTTTCAATGCAATAAAATATAAATGATTGGTGCTTTTCTTTTGTATCAAGAAGTTCGTTTGTATCACATCTCCTATACATCATCCGCTCTTGGTCATAAATAATAAAACGGTGAGCCTTCATGTGATGTTTTTTTGTTACAAATATTAAGTCCTTGTAATGTTCTTCATTATAAGACCAATGGTGTCTTTCAAGTCCTAATTCTGGGGGTTTAATACTTGCTGACATACTATGAGCTGATTTTTTTTCAGGATATAGAAATTTATACCTAATATTGCGTTGTGGGCTAATTTTATTATTTACCCCTACGTATAATCTATGATACTTATCTCTTCCTCTTTTGCGTTCTTTTTCAATATATGATTCGTCTTCTGAATTTTTTACGTAGTTTTCTTTAACATCTGTTTTTGCACAGGGCTTGCATTTATTTAAATGCCCATCTCCCATTTGGCTATGTTTATAAAACTCGTTTAATTCTTTTAACTCGCCACATTTGAAACACTTCTTCATAATATTTATTTTTGTTTCCGCAAAGATAACTAAAATAATCTAAAAACTTCCATTTTAGAAGGGCAAGTCTGAATGACCAGCTGCTTCTAATACAGGCTCTGCGAATATTGGATGGAACGTTTCAACCTGAGGAATTTCTTCATGGGATACCTCTTGTGAAGTCTTGCGTGAGTCTAAGTATTCCTTTAATAAGTCGTACGCTGCCTCTGCTTTCTCGCTTGCATCAAGACTAATTCCTTTTCCTAATGTGAATGTAGGAGTTGTGTACTTAACTGCTCCCTTCTTTCCTTCAGTCGCCGAATTAACTTCAATCGTGTTGCCTAAGAAAGACTTGCGATTGTCTTTAGTGAAGTCAGACCAAGTCATCAACGCTGAACCCTTTAAAGAGATATTAACAATCTCGTTGTTAACGAATGCGTAGATGCTAACACAATAGTGACCACCTAATGACTGAACCTTTAACTTAATGTCTTGGTAGATTCCCTTAGCTAAGTCCCCTCCTTTAAATGCTCTAACGTTTAATTCTTCGTTCTTAGTAGAACGCACTTCGTTAGAATAGATTCCTGATGAAGATGAATCGTGCCATCCCTTAACTGTAGACAATTCGTCTAAGTGGATTAATGTTAACGGCAAAGTTAACTTCTTGTTCTCTTTTGTTTCCTTGTCGTAGAAGGTAAAACATTTGTCGTTGGACGACCAGGATAAGTACTTCTTAACTGGTGACTCAACTGTTGTGCGATAAGCGTCTGCTCTTGACATAATCTGTTTTGTTTGGTTTAAATTAATATTGATAGTTACTTTCTGGTGTAGCAAATTGAGACAAGTACGCTACTCTAAATACTAGCTTGTCTACTTTCTTTTGTACTGGTGCTTTTAAGTTACCGTTAGATAAACGATTCTTTGGATTAGATACGATAGCCTCCGCCTTGCAGAGCACATCGCTGTATGTTTGTTTTTTCATTTTCTTGTTTGGTATGACAAAGTTAAACTAATTTATTTATAATCCAAAACATTTAGATAAAATAATTAAAATAAAAAAGCACCCCGTAAAACAAGATGCTTTTAACCACTTCAACCTTTTAACCATTATTATCTATGCCAAGTATATTTAATTTTAACTGGCAATCTCTCTTTGCTTGGTATAGCTATATTCTCATCTGCAACTTCTGTGCCATACTTGTATCTTAGCTTTTTCTTTTCGTCTTCTTGCTTTATCTCGTCCCACCTCTCTTTAATCATAGCCTGAGTCTTGAAGGCTCTTAACTCCTCTTCCATCGCAAGCATATCTTTCTTTAACCTCTTGAGATATAGTGCCATGTCTAGGCATTCCTCGTAGGCGTGTTGTACCCAGTCAGAGGCTATCAAATCCTCTCTATCCATTGTCGTATTATACTTAGCTAAGCCTAGCTCCGCTCTACTTGCAATGTCCTTAATGACATCAAATACAATGCTGTCTGTAAACGTTGTTACGTTCTCGTTATTCTGTGACAATTCCATAAGATTTGAATATTTCGTTTATTTTTTCTGATATTGCTTCTACTAATAAAGGGTCAATGCTTTGCACCTGCAATCCTTTTCTAAAGTAATACTCCATAAATCGGGTGCTCTTTACAAAGTTGTCTAGCATATCCTCCTTGTCTTCATCTGAGAATTCCTTTGCGTCA